ACTCTTTCCCCACCAAAAATTGATCCAACACCTCGCAAGACTTTTATTTTTTTCCCTTCGTATTTTGATAATCCCGTGCATGGCTCAAAGCCTAGTGCCTTTATGCGTTCCAATTCCATTGCTCTCTGTATCTTTTCGTCAAGAAGATATAGTTGATAAGTAAAATTCCCATCGTCTTTGAGGGAGTCATTCCCTAAGATTTTGCAAACAGATTCCTGTTTCTTTTTATTGTAAAAAAAGTGCATGGATTCGATAATGGCTTGCTTGACCTTTTCAATCGAAAACCCATAGGATTCAAAGAATTGTGTTGCGTCTTTAGCCTCCCTGACTATCTCTATGTTTATCATTGTTTTAACCTTTCTTCATTGTTGAAAACTCAAGCATTGGTTCGACTCCTTTACTGCTTCAAAACAAACGGGAGCGCGAGCAATGCGTTATGCGTCAACTGGCGTTGCCAAGCCTTAAAGCGTGGCGACCATTTAAAACCTGTACTTTTCAGGCGCGAGATAACTTCTTGATCTGGCTTGCCAGGAAATAATAACTGCAAACGGTTTTCTTCGGTGTTGTGAAGAACGGTAACATCGCCGACGGTGTATTCCTTCTCCTCGATTTTATAATCAAGTTCCGTGCGTGGCTGTTTTGGAGGAGCCATAACCTTTTTGACAAAGTCATACATGCGCTCCGCGTGTTTTCTTTCACAGTCGTTTCGTTTTTGCATACGTTCGACGGAAAAGCACGCTGGGCCTGCTATCATCGATGAAGCACAACGAGATTTTGCGTGTAAGTAGGTTAAAAAAAGCTGTTCAAACTTGGCGATAGCTTCGCCTTTGCCTGCTTCATTTAGCTTCTGAACTGTTTCATCAAAATAGGCACATTCGCTCTCCGCGCGTTTCTCGGGTGAAAAGCTTAACCAGTTATATGCTGATTTTGCGCGTTCGTAGTGTTTATGGTCTTTATACGTCATTGTCATATTCCTTTCAGGTTGTTTTTTGTCTTGATGAATTTAGTTTATCAGGTTTATTATGCTTGTCAAGTATATTTTTTATTTTTTTTTTATAGTCCAAAACGCTCCTTTAATTTATGCTCTAATATTTCTGCTTCCTCATCTAATCCCATTTCATCAAGCGCGGATATATCCACAAGACCAGTTTCGGATACTTTAAATTCTTTAAATGCTGTACCTATTTTCCGAGTGACTATATCCCCTATTTTCTCTTCTTTCTTTTCTGTTTGGGGACGACCAGTAGATTTGTTACCCAAACCCATATCATCAATAATTAATCCCCTTATATATTCTGATATGGTAATGAATCTCGCCTCAGCTTGTTTTTCTATAGCTGTTTTTAATTTTTTGCTCATAGATATATGAATTCGCATAGCTAAACCTTTGAAAAAAGTGTGTGTCAATCGTGTGCGGATTGTGGGTAGATTGTGTGCCGATCTGATACATATCTGACACACAATCTACCCACGATTTTTAGGGCTGTCAAGGCGGTTTTTGATTTATTTTTTTAATGGCGAAAAATAGCTAAAAAATAAAAGTCAATGTTTTCAAGGAGTTAGTTATTTTACACTATTAACAATCTCAACAGAATCAATAAGAAAAAAATAACAAACGGATAAAAACCAGAAAAAAAAGAAACAGAATAATAAAAATTTTCCATAGCTTATATATATTTTTTCATTGATATTGTTAATAGTGTTAATATTGTATTTTTTTTCTCCGTGGTTTTATTGACTTTATTTTTTGGGTAGGGGGGGACACTCTTGAAAAAACGCCCCCCTTTTGGGCATCGGGAAGGCAGAGTTATGTAAAATCATTTTAGGTAATAAGTTATTTTTAAAGGGTAATACCAGAAATAAATAATAAGTTATTTTTTAGGGGGAGATAAAATGAAATAAATAATAAGTTATTTTTTAAAGGTAATACCATAAATAGGTAATAATTTATTTATTATAGGTAACACCATAAATAGGCAATAAGTTATTTATTAGGGGGAGACAAAATGAAATAAATAGTTTATTATTTAATATAGAGAGGGAAACAAGAAAGGGTAATAAATTATCAAACTCAGGATATATCATAGGGGGACGGGGGAAAAAATAAAATTTAGGATGCCCTTCTAAAACCGCGACGTATTTTGAAATTTCCCTTTACTTTCTTTTGATGTTGAAAAAACTTCTTGCTTGGATGGTTCTTAGGTTGTATTGTGGCAATCTGTCGGAGAGCTTTGGCAAAGCTTATCAACTGGAAAAGGATGAAAGATGCAACCTGCACCGCTTTACACTGATATAGTAGCTCGTATCAATCAACTTCAATTGGTGGTCAATAATCTTGTTGCCGCTAATGCTCAGACCGCGGTATATCTTGGCACACAGCTCATACCAGTTGCGAGTATCACGGCTCTTCAATCAGCAATGACCACATTACAAGCCAATGCTGTAACCCTTAACAACACTATCCCCCCGATAGTAGCTGGAGATTAAAATGACAACACAAGCCCTTCTTATTCAAAATTTACAATCCACAATGGTCGAACTTCAAAACGCTTATATTGCAGTTCAAGTAGCCAACACTAACTCGGGAAATCTTGTAACACCTGCGACCGTGACAGCAATCCAAACAGCTATTACAACGGCTCAAAATGCAGTGAACGCTTTGGTTCCAGTATTCAACGGGAATAATTAAAATGCTCAATCAGAACGAAGATTATAGCTACCAATCAATAAGCGCGAGCACCCTGATAAAAACAGGGTCTGGTCAATTTGGTGGTATATTCTGTAGTTCGGTCACTGGTGGTACGGTAACGGTTTACGACAACACCACGGCTTCGAATCCGACGATTGTAGCGAGTTTTACTCCTGCGGCTAGTACTCCATACCCGTTTCCTTGTCGCTTCTCTACGGGGCTTTATATTGCGATTACGGGGACGGTCTCTCTCACTGTATTTTTTAACTGATGTTGGTACGCACTAAACTTTGCTCGTGGTTTGTCAATAATCCTCCGACGGTTTATGCATTAAATTTTTTATCTGGTCTGCTCGATGGGAGTTTAACTTTTACTCGTGCATCGAACGCTTGGTATTACAACTCATCAGGACTAATCACACAGGCGAGCAGTAACACGGCTCGTTTTGACTACAACCCCTCGACTAAGGTTTTGAATGGGTTATTGATTGAACAACAAAGCACAAACTTAAATATAAATTCTCAAATTTTTACGACAGGTTGGACTATAAACCAAGGAGCTACTTCGACGGATAATGTTTATGTTTCCCCCGACGGGGCGACTAATGCTTCGTCTTTGGTTATGACGACTGCAGCGTCAAGCGGGATTTATCAACTCATAACTACAACAGCTTCGCAAGCTTATACATTCTCAGTTTTTATCAAACTTATTTCTGGTTCTTCAACAACATTTCGTTTTGGCGATGATAGCGCAGGGACTGCCTATTTCCAAATAAACCCGCAAAACATGACGGCGGGATATATCGGTCCTCAGGTTACAAGCTATTCGATACAGAGCGTTGGCAATGGGTGGTATAGATTATCTTGTAGTTTTGTTGCCACAGGGACAGGTAGCTCATTCTTGATGTTTAATGAAGATTTGTCTAACACGCTTACACTTGCAGTTTATGGGGCGCAGGCGGAAGCAATTCCCTTTTCAACGTCATATATCCCCACGGCGGGAAGCGCAGTGACGAGATTACAGGATTCGCTTACAGTGCCAGTTTCTACTGTAGGTGCTAACGCGACAGCGGGAACGGCGCAAGCGGAAGTAATGTTTGAGGCAACTATACCGAGTGGGAGCGTAGGAGGCTACGGGTACAATTTTGTTTGGGATTTTGGGGCTAACCAAATCTACTTGTGTTTATACTTAGGTTATTCAAGATTTGGTACCGTTTCAAGTACAACTACAACGCCCCCTTGGCTGCCATCTGCAGGAAGTATTTACAAGGTTGCGGGTGCGTGGTCAGGTGGGAATACGGCAATATCAGCTCTTAATGGAGTTGTTGGATCGCAAGTATCAAGCGCGGCGACAATAGGTTCAACGTTAAGATTAGGTAATTATAGTAGTGGCGGATATGCTCTAAACGGATGGCTAAGGAAATTTTCATTTTGGAATAAAACCCTTTCAAATTCACAGCTTCAACAGGTGACAACATGACCTATATCGACACCTATATTTCGGGACCTATTCAAAATGATCTCGAGCTTTTTGCCCAAAACTTTACCAATCATATAACACCCCAAGCGGGGAGTGCAGCGGTCGCAGAGGATGACACGGTAACACCACCAATACCAGCGCAACCAGCAAAGGGAGACCCTGCTCTTTTTTATACATTGATTCGTGCTACGTTTGACATCACGCCTCTTGTTGTTCACCCGTTTAATGTGGTAGATAAGACAACAGGAGCGAGTGTTGTCGGAGTGTTCGCATGACCGACCGGGTTATAAATACCCTATCATCAATGTTCCGAAGAAAGGAAAAGACAATGACCGACGAAGATCAACTAGAGCTTTCACTTGGAAATCCAACACAAGAAGATATTACAGAAAACGCAGTGAAGGGCACCCCCGTACAAACCCAAGACCCAACATCACCAGTTATTATTGGTGTATTCATCGCTGGGTCTGGGAGTAGCACACCTGAACTCCACGTGACATACACACCTGTAGGCGGTGGACAAACACAAATTTTTATAAGTGCCCTAAGTAATCCAGTGACAGCTACACAGATAGCTGGTATTATGTCCTCGCTGAATTAACTAAGGAAGCGCTATGCCCTCAGTTATGACAGCATCTCCACAGGGGGAAGGGGGGCAATCGCAACGGTGGGAGAAGCTCGATAGCAATTCTATCAATGCGGTTGCCTTCGATCGGGATAAAAATTTACTTAAGGTTCATTTTAAAAAAGGGGATGTTTGGGCATATAAGGATGTTCCCTTAAAAAAATATAAGTACTTAATTTATGCGCCATCCTCGGGTGCTTACTTACGTAATGAGATTATACCCCACCATGATGCGGAAAAGTTACATGACGGAGCACCCGACGAGTTGCCAATTAGCGGAACATAAAGACCCTAGAGAAGAGATCATTCCAAAATTATATAATGATAGATACCTTACGCATAAAGTATTATTCCCGCATAGACATAAGAACCAAGACCCAGAATTTCATCAAGAGCTAAAAAAGATTTTGTATGATCCTGCCCCTTGGGTGGCCATTGAAGCCTTTCGGGGGGCGGCGAAGAGCACCATAACTGAGGAAGTGATTATCATCTGTGCCCTGTTCGGGGATTTTATGTATGCCTTAATCTTGGGTAATTCTTATGACCGAGCCTGTGAACGTCTTTCCGCAATCAAGAACGAGTTGGCGACAAATGATGCGATCAATGAAATCTTTGGTGAGCAAACCGGTGGTACATGGGCCGCGGAACAAATTGTGCTGTCCAATGGATGCAAAATACAAGCATTTGGTGCGAGACAGTCCCTTCGAGGGGCGAAGCACAACGATCAACGGCCTGATTTCTTATTTGTGGACGATCTCGAAGACGAAGAGAATGTAGCGACTGAGGATGCTCGTAGAAAAATAAAGAGATGGTTCAATGGGGCTTTAATCCCTGCGCTTGATCCCAAGGGGAAGATAAGAATGGTAGGGACACCACTACACCCTAAAAGCCTTCTTGAAGAAAAGATGCGAGACCCTGCTTGGTTGAGTGCGCGGTTTCCAGTTATATATTTAGACGAACAGGGGCAAGAAGTTTCGTCTTGGGAGGATAGGTTCTCAATGGATTATCTATCGCGTCTTCGGCAGAATTTTATCAGGGACGGGAATCAAACTGAGTGGAACCAAGAATTTATGTGCAGGTCGGAGGATGTAGCCGCTAAACCATTTCAAGCGAGTATGATAAAAGTAGCTGCGTCAATCGCAGTTTGGACGCCTATACAGATTATGGTAGACCCTGCTCGAACAGTTAAGACAGCCACTTCCGCTAGGACAGGATATGCCGCTTGGGCTTGGATGGGTTCTAAGCTTATTGTACACGAAGCGTTTGGAGCGTTTCACAAGCCTGATGAAATTATAAAGACTATATTTGAATTGGACGAGAAACTAAAACCAGTTGAGATTGGTGTAGAAGAGAACGGGTTAGAAGAATGGATTATGGCTCCTCTACGCGCTGAGATGTTAAAGAGAGGGGTAACGCTTCCTCTCGTACCGATGAGAGCCCCAAAAGATAAGCAAGGATTTATTACAGGGTTACAACCTTTTTATTTAGCAGGAGATGTAGAACATGCGAGAGACTTTCCTGACCTTATATCCGAGCTTCTCCAATTCCCTACGGGTCGGTGCGACGTTCCAAACGCGCTTGCCTATGCCCTTAAAATGCGAGTCGGGAAACCAGTCTATGAAGATTTTGCGCTTGCAAATATATCTCCGACTCTTGAGTTGCCTGACAGACGACACCCGGTTTATATGGCGGTATCAGCCCGCCCGTCCCTTGTCGCGGGTGTTATTATCCAATACATAAACGGTCGTGTAATCATTTATCAGGATTTTGTGAAACAAGGACCACCTATGGAAGTCTTTGAAGGGTTAATGCAGGACGCTGTTATGTATGCAAACAAAGAAGTTCTACCTGTCGCGCCGAAAGAACAATTTGGGAAATACACAAACTATGGTTTGGAACAAGCGGCGAAGAGAATACGAATCACTCTAAGGTCGGGGACTTATGCCGAAAGGGCGCATAACACCCTTTCACCGTGGTTAAGAAAAACTATTCAAGGAAACCCCGCTATGCTAGTATCGGATAGTGCACGTTGGTCTTTAAACGGTTTTACACGCGGGTATGCTCGTAAATTAAACTCTTCGGGCTTGCTGAATGATCGCCCAGAGGATAATGTGTATGCGTTGGTCATGGAAGCAATCGAGAGCTTTGTTATGTGGTTTGACGTAGCAAACCATGAGAGTTCTAGTAATTCAGGTCTAAGATACGCGACAACATCAGATGGTAGAAAATATCTTACGAGCAGAGGGAGTTAATTATGGTTAAGAAGAAACAAATATCTGATCTCGAAGAAGAAAAGAAAGAGGCTAAGAAGAATGTTGACCCACGCGCGGATAGCGGGAAAGACGACGACGACGACGATGGAGATTTCGAGGAAGAAGAAATAAACTTAGACCTCGAAGATAGAAAGAAGGATTATACAGGGATAAAGAGTGTTCGAGAACAATTACAAGATATTTATACAAACATCGTTCGCGGATTTGAAGATAAGGGCGACCAAAACGCTACAGTTGATCGCGCATGGGATATGTATAACTGTGTGTTGAACGAAAACCAAGCGTATGCAGGTAATTCACAAATATATATCCCCTTAGTAAGAGATGCAATCGAAGCTCGGACAACAAGATTTAGTAACCAATTATTCCCTCAGAGCGGTAGGTACGCTGATATTGTAGGCGAGGGTGATACGCCTTGGGATTTGATGGCTTTGTTGGATTATTACGTTGGTCAGACGAAGCTTAGAAGTCTTATTGCGCCGTCTTTGATGCGTGAAGGGGATTGCTCGGGTCAATATAGTTTATGCTTAGAGTGGTCGGAAAAGAAAAGACATACGGTCAAGAAAGTAAAACGCGCTGAAACTGTTTCGATGTTGGGTAATGCCCCCGAGGAGGATGAAACTATTGATGATCGAGAATATGAAGAAATAAAAGATGCTCGGCCTGATGTGGTTGTTTTGGATGCTAGGAATCTTGTTGTTTTACCCGCGAGCGTTGATGAAATTGAGGATGCTGAGATTGTCGCCGTATGTATGTGGCTTTCTAAAACAGCGGTAAAGAAAAAGATTCGAGATAAGGTATTTGAAAAAGAAGCAGGAGAGATGTTGATTGATAATTTTCAAACTACAAACACTGGGAATACTCAACAACCTGATACAGAAAAGAAAGCACTTAACCAAGCTGGTGTGAAGACGGACAGCAAAGGGAATACGCGAGCGTTGATTTATAAAGCGTGGTCGAAGGTTAAGATCAAGGGTGAGTATCGCCTTTGCGAGATGTATTTTGCGGGCGAGGACAACATTTTGTCTTGTAAAAGAATCCCTCTATGGGCGGATCGTGTTCCTGTTATATCAAAACCAGTGATTAAAGTCCCTGGGAGTTTTTGGGGTAAGTCCCCTGCATCCGCGGTAGAGAAACTTCAATATCAAGCGAACGATGCAGTAAACATTGGGATGGATAGCGCACAATATGCGCTTATGCCGATCGTTATGACAGATCCAGAAAAGAACCCCAAAATCGGTTCGATGATTATGGCACAAGCCGCGATATGGGAGACCTCGCCAAAGGATACAACGTTTGCACAATTCCCTCCGCTTTATCGTGATGCGTTGTCTATCGTAGCGGCTTGTAAAGATCAAGTAATGCAGTCTTTCGGCGTAAACTCAGCTATGATGCCCCATGCCGCGGGGAGCGGTTCGAAAAAGCCCTCTCAAGCCCAAGCGGCACAAGAACAACAAGTTGCGTTAGAAAGTACAAACAACACGGTAAATATACTTGAAGAAGGGGTTTTAAACGAGATATTGCGTTGGTTTTACGAAATGGACTACCAATTCCGCGAAAAACCCATCACTATTCAAAAATTCGGACAAATGGGACTACAAGCAGATTTGCAACAAGTTCCCCTTTTACAAGTTAATGCGCATTATCAGTTCCGCTGGAATGGGATAGAGGCTAATAAGACAGTGCAGGAAGTTCAACAAATGATCGCGGCTATGAATGTTCTTCGAGGCATACCACCACAACAACTCAATGGCAGAAAACTTGATATAACCCCGATTCTTGAAAAATTAGCAGGTGCAGCCTTTGGTCCGCGAATCGCCCCGAAGGTTTTAATAGATGAACGCCACATGATGGCAATGGATCCTAATATGGAGAACCAACTTATGTTAGGTGGGTTCCCTGTTCATATAAACCCACAAGATAACGACATAGAGCATATTCAGGCGCACCAGACGGCTATATCACAAGATATGAATGGGTTTATTCACCCACATATTATGGAGCATATAATGGCGATGAAGGCAAAAAATCAAGCAGCGCAAGGGGCTCCTCCGCAAGGACAAGGATCTCCCGGCGTACCCGGCGGTTCGGGGGCAGGCGTAGCGGGTACTCCTCGAATGGGGGCTACTCCCGGCGTACCTAGACCGCAACAACCTCCGGGGGCGATAAGTAGGGATCAGATGCCATTATCTATGCCGAGAAAAGCAGGAATAGGTTAAAATTTTTTTTGTTGCATATTTCCTAGCAGGGTATATATTAACAATTACGACCTGTCCCCGTAAGGGATACCGAGCAACCAGCCGTAAGCGGTAAAAGGAGAAGTCATTATGGACGACGATAAGGAAATCATTGCGACTGAATATAAAGAATTAGTAAGTGGCAATGAGGCAGATGTCCCAGAGGAAGAAACTCTGAACGATGATGATGTCGAAAGTGGAGAAGGCATAATTGATGACGATGGTGAGCAGGATGAGCCAAGTCCAGATAGTACAGAAGAACATACTAGGGGACGAGCTAATCAGCGCATTCAAGCATTAAATGCCAGAACCAGGGAAGCTACTGACCGTGCTGAGAAAGCCGAACGCGAGATGGCTGTTATTCGCGCACAGATGGAAGAGGTTCAACGCTCTATTCATTATGGTAATGTTGCGAAAGATGCCAAAGCGGAAGAGGAACTCTTAGCACAATTAGACCCGATACAAAGGGTTCAATATGAGGCCGATAAGAAGATCAACGCCATTCAAGTTGAGCTTCGTAAGGTTCAGTTAGCTAACATCGACAGCGCAGATCGTGCGACATTCCTTTCAAAAACCCAGAATGACCCAGTAAGAGCTAAACTCGCCGATCAGGTAGAAAAAAACCTATTAGATATGCGAGCCAAGGGGATTAATGCACCACGAGATGATATTTATTATTATTTATTAGGAAAACAACTCGCGGAAGCGAAAATGAAATCAGGCGGTAAGGGTTCTATCCGAAAGGAAGCACAAACCCGCGTGGATACTACTCAAGGACGTATAACTTCTTCAAGAAGTGACGCGCCCCGCGGTGGAAGAGGCAAGACAGCGGAAGATCGTCTTGAGAATGTTCTACTTTAAGGTCCCCTGCGGCGGTTCGTAGGGACCGCTAACCAGAGGAGCCTTAAATGACTACAGCAGTAAATTATCAAGCCACGTTCAACTCGGATGTAGAAAACTATATCCAAGATAAAACCCTCCCTCTTACACAACGCCAATTAGTCGCGTATCAGTTTGGGGATATGTTGCGACTTCCTAAAGGGCGTGGTTTAACTTACACAGCCTCTCGTTATGATCGTGTAAATTTACCCTTTGCGCCATTATCCGAAGGTGTTGCGCCGGTAGGGGAAGCCCTCAACCTCACACAGGTTACGGCGACTGCTCAACAATGGGGGGACACCATCACGATCACGGATGTCTCGGATATGACTATCAAACATCCGTTGTTCCAAAAAGCCATTGAAATGGTATCCTTGCAGATGGCGGAAACGTTAGAACGTAATACCTTCAATGCTTTGATGGCTGGTACGCAGATCAATTATGTCAACACACGTGGTGCTCGCGCTTCACTTGTAGCTGGTGATGTTCTGAACCCACATGAGTTTAACCGAGCCGCTGCGTCTCTCTACACTATCGGGGCTCCGCAATTTATGGGCCAGATGGAGGAAAGTGCCAAGATCGCCGCTGATCGTCCTAATAAAGCTTCTAGCCCCCCGCGGGGACATTCGCATTATGTAGGGCTCATCCATCCGATTCCTGAACAGGACGTTCGCGAAAACCAAACAGTTGTAACAGCATGGTCTTATGGTGACTTGAATCGTTTGTATAACAGCGAATTGGGTGAATGGGGTGGTATTCGTTTCTGTCGATCGAATATGATTCCGTTCTTTGTTGGTGTCGCTGCTGTTTCTGGTACAGCAGGTACTTCTGGGACGTTGGCTACAGGGACTTATTACGTTCAGGTTACTGGTTCTGTTGCTCAGAACGGTTATGAACAACGTATTTATCAGGTCTCGGGTAGTATATCTGTAACAGGTCCGAATGGTTCGATCTCAGTAACTGTTCCTACACTAGCAGGGTACACCTTCAACGTTTATGTTGGGACAACGACTAGCCCTGTAAATTTGGGATTGTCAACATCAGGTCCTACATCAGGTCCTTTAGCTGGTAACGCGGTTCAAATTGCTTCGGGTTCGTCTGTTGTTATTACAGGCTTGGGGGCTTCTCGTACACCTCCTGCGGCTCCTGCAACAGGTGTGACAGTATATCCAACTTTTATCATCGGTAAAAACGCCTATGGTCAAGTTATGTTGGACGATCCAAAGTTTTCATATTTGAAGAATCCCGATAAGAGTGATCCTTTAAACCAGTTGCGAATTGTAGGCTGGAAGGTGATGTATGGTACGCTAATTGAAAATCAAAACTTCTTCCTGCGTATTGAAAGCTCTTCTAACCTTAGCCCTAGCTTAGGTTAATAGTTGATGTTACTCGGGGGTTATAACCCCCGAGTTCTTTTTCAAAAAAGGAGTACCCAATGGCAACGAAAACTCTTGGAACGAACGCTACAAACTCTCTGACTGCGCTACCTTTTGCACAGGGGGGTCTTGCAGCCGCCGACGTGGCAACGATTACAAACGGTATTTTGAACGATATTGTAAACGGAAACCCAATATATCCGGGGGCTTTTTCTTCAATGGGGCTTCTTTATGTTCCTAATCGTGGTATACTTATTGTACAACCGGGTGATTATGTAGCTATTGACAATAAAGGGTGGCCTTTGCTTATCTCTTCAAACTCGATAGCTAATGGTGCTTGGACTCATAACTAATAAAGGAGATAAAGATGGCTAAACCCCTGAAAAGTAAACCTGAATCTACTACCTATACAGATACTTCCCTTTTTACGGAGGAAGAATTAAAGCAACTTGAAGAAGAAGCAAATGCTGAGTTCGAACAGGAGACAAAGAAAGCTTCGCAAGAAGCATTTAAGGAAGAAACCAAACGAAAACTTCGTCAAAAGGCGTTATTCTCCGCGGGAAAAGACGCAACAGGTGATGATGTTGAGCCAGTTATGATAAAGTTAGCTCCTCATTCTTCGTATATAAGCCTCGATGGTCGTTTATACTATCATGGGGTAAGTTATAAGTTTACACAGGCTCAGGCACAAACTATAAAAGACCAAATGCACCGTACATGGGAGCACGAACGAGAAATCGGGGGTGCTAATATCATTGCGGAGCGTGGAACAAGGTCTTTTAATGAACGCCTCTAACATCGGAGAAAAATATGAGTGAACACACTTCCCCCAAGCAAGAAGTCGTTGGATATGTTTTCCAGTTGGTGACAGGTCTTAACGATAACCAACAGCTAACGATCACAGGAAACCTTTCGCTTAATGCGAGCAAAGAGGATATGGGTCAAGAGTTTGATAAGTTGTTGGCGGTTACGAAACGGCTCGCGGCTAAACACAAGATCGAAGCAAAGAGGGACACAATCGCCCAAGGTGAAGTCATTGTAGCCTCTATGATTGGTGATCTTACCCAGATGGACGAAACAGCTAGTAAGAAGCCACAAAGCCAAACTGAGCGTAATCAAAGAGAAGCTATGGTAAGTAATATCCGTCGCAACGAAGCAAAACTTGAAGCGGATAAAAAAGCTTTAGCTGAATTGGAAAAAGAAGCGGAGTAAGTAATGGCGTATACCTCGGCACAAATAGTCGCGCTGGCTTGCCAGATTGCAAAAGTGCCGGGGTACGTTTCTTTCGCTGGACAGCTTCTAAACACTATTTTAGAAGAGCTTTGGCAAGTTAATGATTTTGCTTTCTCACGGAAAAAGACATTTATTGACTGTACACAGGCTCAACCTCTTGATAGCTATAACCAACCGTATGGGTATGCGTTACCCGCCGATCATGAGCGATCTTTAAACTCTTGGTATATAGTAAACGGGGCACCTCGCCCTATTACACAGCTCCCGATTGAACAGTACGATGGGTTATTCCAAGGTATAACTGGTAGCTCGTATCCTGAGTTTTTATGTGTGGACGTGTCTAAATCTCCGCGTACAGTTCTTGTGTATCCTGCACCTCCGTTGGCAGTGGGGTTTTATATGAGATATTTGCCACAACAACCAGTAATTACAACACCAGAAACGAGTGCGACAATACCTTGGTTTCCTAATCAGCTTTACCTTATAACAAGGCTTTCTGGTGAGCTTATGATGATCTCGGATGACACAAGGCGAGATAAATTTCTTGATGATTGTGAAAAGCTATTAAGCAAGTTCTTAACAATGGGTGAAGACGATCGTGAGAATTATGTCCGTCAAGTGAAGCTCGACCCACGGGCGTTTCGATCTGGCGGAAGTCAGAGGAATACCAAATCTATGCCTTTGTAAGGAGAATATATGCCCTTACGCAATGCTCAACCGACTAAATTTAAGCCCCGCGGAGTGGTTGATAGCTGGGATGGTATGAATATAATCCCCGGTGGCATGGGGTCTTTACAGAACCTTATACCAGATCCATCTACCCCCTCAGCGTTTCAATGCCGGCCAGCGATGAATGTCATATCCAATTTCTCAGGTTTCTCTTCCCCCGGGGTTGTTTCGCAAGCTTTGACTATCAATGGTTTTGTTTATGGTTTTATAGCTAGCTCCCGTAATTCAGGGTATGACGAACCTTTTGTTTATAATATAACTTCAAATACATTCCTTACAGTTCAAGGTATTACGTCTTCGAACGTACCAGCAACACCATCTTCTACAGGGACATGGGTCCCACCCTCTATGGCGGTATTAGGGTCTTTTATCGCCGCTACACATCCGGGATTTAATGGAACAAATGGATATTTTGGATTTTTTGATGTATCTGGCTTTTCGAACACCTCGACATTAGGCGATATAACCTCTGGTAGCCCAACAGTTACAGGGAACTTTCCTATTGTAGGTGTTATGCCGGGTTATAAAATCTCGGGTACAGGTATTCCTGCCAATACTCGTGTTGTTAATGTGTCTAATGTCACTCAAACAACTACAGGAAACACGCATTCGAATACCACAGTGGATAATGTTCCAGTAGTGATTCCAGTAGGATCCCAAATTGCGGGGACAGGTATTCCTTCGGGGGCGTATGTGACGGCTATATCAGGGGCGGGTCCTTATTCGCTTACTATTTCCCAAGCCGCGACCGCAACGGCAACAGGTATTACGCTCTACGGGACAGGCACAACAATAACGATGTCAGCTAATGCGACATCCACGACGAATGCCTTATCTATTACTGTCGCGGGGGGCACAACGACGTCACCCCTTTGGTCTTCGGTCAACGCATCTATGAACGGTCTTACGGCAGTACCTACAGCCGTTACTTTGTTTTATAGCCGATTTTATTTCTCCGTGGCTAATACGCTCCAATATACAGATACATTATCCCTTAATAGGACTCAGGCGAGCCAATCACTAACGGCGGGTGACAGCAGCGCGATTACTGCGCTTTCTCTTTTTACCTTAACCACGACAACACAAGGTATTCTACAGGGGCTTCTTGCTTTTAAGTCGAATACAGTCTTTCAGGTGACGGGGGATGTGGCACTTAACACTTTGGCTATTAACTCGCTCAACACGGCCGCGGGGACTGTAGCACCTAATTCAGTTGTACCTACACCCGATGGTGTTTTCTTCATGGCTCCTGATGGTATTCGTGTTGTTCAAGCAGATGGTACTGTTTCTGAGCCCGATGGGGACTTACGCCTCCCCTTTCTC